ACCATCCTCACAGAAGCCAAGCGGGCGGAGCTGCGGGCGCAGAACGTCAAGACGGTTGAGCAGCTGGCGGGATTGCCAACGAACGCAATGCGGCGCTTGGGTATGGGCGCACAGGCGCTGGTCGACGGCGCAAAGGAATACCTTACCCGCGCCAGCGAGTTTTCAGAGGTTGCGGCGCTGCGGCAGCGCATTGAAGAACTTGAGGCGATGAAGTCCGGCTCTAAGGCCACGTCAAAGAACGTGACGGTAGAGGCTGACGACTTCGCCGATGATGACCTGCGCAACATGCTGAAAGACGCTGGTGTCGAGGTGGATGGTCGCTGGGGGCGTGAGCGCCTTGAGCAGGAATTGCAGTCACTGGCGCAAGCCAAGGAAAACGAGGCCGCTTAAATGACACGTTCAGTGCTTACCATTGTTCAGGACGCGGCGACAAAGCTGGGCATTGCCCAGCCGTCCGTTTTGTTCGGCTCTACCGACCGAACCGCTATTGAACTGCGGGAGGCGCTGAACGAGGCCGTCGATAAGATACTCCACGCGCATGATTGGCAGAGACTGCTAACGCTTCAAACCTACATCGGTGACGGCACAACAACGCAGTTTTCAATCCCTGCCGATTATCTCAGGATGCCCAAAAGCGCGGAAGTTTGGTCCAGCAGATTGCAGGCCCCCTTGGCGCATATTTCACCCGAAGACTGGTTGCAGTTGGATACGCGGGATTATGACGTTGCGACCGGCGTTTGGACGATATTTGGTGGCGAATTTGTATTCAAACCCGCTCCGGCGTCCGGCGAAACAACCCGCTTCTGGTACATCACGAACAAGGTCTGCACCAACGACACGAGCGGCACCAAGGCGCAGTTTACAGAGGACGACGACACATTCTTGTTAGACGACCGCGTTCTTGAGCTGGTCCTTGTTTGGCTGTTCAGAACTCAAAAGGGCTTGGATTATGCCGAGGATATGGCAACAGCGGAAATCGCCCTTGCGCGGATGATTGAGCGTGACAAAGGCGCACGCGTTATCACGCAACGCAGTCGACGCAGCGTAGGGGCCAAGATTGCATGGCCGGGGGTTCTTAGCCCATGAGGGGGGCTAAGCGGCGCTCTCAGGCGTCACAATATAGCGTTCCGGCACCGATACAGGGGATTGTCGAGAATGACCCGACGTCCACAAGCGGCCCAATGGCTGCGGAGTGGGTCGAGAACTTCCTACCAACCGTTCGCGGATTAAAGGTTCGCGGCGGCACGCAAGAGCACGCGACTGTTGCTGCGGGTTGCAAATCTCTGGCGGCTTACGCTTCCGGCGCTTCACAGCAGCTTTTCGCGGTGACAGACAGCGCGTTTTATGACGTCACGTCGTCAGCAACCGAAGACGAGGAGATCGTTTCCGGCATTACGAGCGGCGTTTGGTCGTTTCAGCAAATGGGAACGAGCGGTGGGGATTACCTTGTTGCGGTTAACGGGGTTGACGCGGCGCAGATATTTGACGGCTCCACATGGACGCCGTGGAATGGTGCGGCGGTCAACCAACTGGATTACGACGCGCTTACAGCCGATTTTGACATAAGCGAGACAGTCACGGGCGGCACGAGCGGCGCAGGCGCACCGATTGTGGGCATTGTGCGAACTTCCGCTACGTCAGGCACGCTTTTCCTCGGCTCTGTCACAGGTGGCCCCTTTCAAGATGACGAGGCTATTACCAGCGCAAGCGGTGCGGCGGATGCGGATGGGGCAAATTCAGAAGCCAGCGGGCTTTCGGTCACAGGCGTTTCAACGTCGGACCTAAAGCATGTATGGCTGCATCAAAATAGGCTGTTCTTTGTCAAGAAAGACAGTTTGTCTGTGTGGTATCTGCCCGCCGGTGCGGTGGGCGGCACCGCGAACGATATTAGCTTGGCTGGCGTATTCCAGCGCGGCGGGACGGTGCTGTTCGGGGCCACATGGTCACTAGATAGCGGCGCGGGCTTAGATGATAAGTGCGTGTTTGTAAGCACCGAAGGCGAGGTTGCGATATACAGCGGCACAGACCCCAGTGACGCTTCCACATGGTCCCTAGAGGGACGGTATGACATTGGCAGGCCGCTTTCCTCGCGGGGTGTCATGCGGGTTGGTGGCGATCTATTGATTGCGACTGATGACGGGATTGTTCCCCTATCCACAGCCCTGACAAAAGACCCGGCTGATCTGAGCCTTGCAGCGGTGACGCGAAACATTCGGTCCACATGGCGGGCAGAGGTTTTGCGCGGGTATGCCAATATGCAGTTGTTTAAGTGGACGAACGGCGAGGTCATGTTGTCGCTTTTCCCGATGGCATCACGCGCTCTCTCTGCGAACCTGCAAACAGCCGCATGGGCCTTCCAAACTGGCTGGAACGGGGTTTGCGGCGCGGAATTAGCTGGTAACGCTTATGTTGGGCAATCTGACGGCGTGATTAAGCGCATTGACATTACCGGCGCTGATTTGGGCGCACCCTTTGTTTCTAAGGTCTGCGCGGCGTTTACTCACTTGGGCGACCCGCTCACTTACAAAATGCCCTCTATGGTTCGCGGTGCGTATTTCGCGGACAGCCCGTTTAATGCGCGATACGGCATGGCGGTCGATTACAACGTGGAGTTTACCTCTGCGCCCCCAGTTGCAAGCACGGATAGTGATGCGCTGATTTGGGGAACAAGTAATTGGGGCGAGGCCACATGGTCAGCCGATGTTGAGGCACCAACTACCGGGCTAACGGATTACTGGGCTAGCGTCACGGGCGCGGGTTCGGCTTTAGCCCCTACGGTTCAAATCACATCGGGCAATACGGATAAGCTGGCGGTTGAGCTAGTGCGCATCGACGTCATTGCAGAGGGCGGTGGCCGTGCGGCTTGAGTGGGGGCATGAAGACCTTGCCTTGCCTTACGCCGCGAAGAAATTAGACCAGCCGCGCGGTTTCGGGCCTTGCACGGCAGCAATCGCGGTCGATGCGAAGGATTCGGTTTCGGCGGTTCTGGTGTTCCACAATTACCAGCCGGAAGCCGGTGTTATTGAGGTTTCCGCCGTGGCTGACGATGCCCGATGGGCGCAGCGCAGCATTCTAAAGGATGCGTTTAACTACATCTACAACCAGCTTGGTTGCCAGATGGCGGCGGCGCGGTGCGATGTTTCAAACGAACGGGTGCGGCGTCTTTGGAAGGCGTTTGGCGCAGACGAATACGTAATTCCAAGGCTTCGGGGCCGTCAAAAGGACGAAGCGATTTTAACGCTAACTGATGACGCTTGGCGATCATCTAGGCTTTCGAGGTAACACATGGGCAAGAACGCACCAGAAGCGCCAGACCCCCGCGAAACAGCGGGCGCACAGACGGCCAACAATATCGGCACGGCTGTTGCTAATCAGGTAATGGGGTCTACCAACCAAGTCACCCCAACTGGCAACCTGACGTATTATTTCAACGGACCGAATGGCGAGTTGATTGCGCCCGGTGATTATCAGGGCGGCTCCACTTACGCCCAACCGCAAGCGGCGACGACGACTGCTGCGACGACGACATCGGCTCCGGCGTCTTCTGGCATCGCGGTAGAGCGCGGACATACAGACGCCACGCCACAAGCTGCGACAGCAGCGCCAACCGCCGAAGCCACGCAGGCAGGCGCGTCAACAGGCGGCACCGCTGGTTCATTCCAGTGGACCGACCCCAATACGGGGCAGGTATACGATATTCCTCAAATGACGGCAGTGACGAGCCTGTCAGACAGCGAACAGGGCATCTTTGACAGCAACCAAGGGACACGGCAGAACCTTGCTGATCTTGGGCAGACAGTATCGGGGCAAATGCAAGATCATTTTGCCAACCCGTTTTCGCTTGATGGCTTGCCGCAAGGTGGCTCTGCGTCAAATATCAGCACGCCAGATTATCAAGGTCTGACCGGTTTGCAGAGTATGAACACGCAAGGGCCGGAATCGCGGTCTGATCAGTTTTCATACGGGTTCGACGCGCAACCTATCAGCGCGGGCATTGCCGACGCAGGCGAGATATTGCGAGAGTTCGGTGACGCGGGCGATATCACGAAAACATACGGCTCGGACTACTCCGAAGATCGACGCAGGGTTGAAGAAGCCCTTATGTCGCGGCTCAACCCGTCACTTGAGCAGGACAAAGAGGCGCTGCGCACCAGCTTGCTAAATCAGGGCATCCGCGAGGGTTCGACAGCCTATGACCGAGCGATGAACCGCGCTAACGAGCAAAGCACAGACGCGCGGATGCAGGCCGTCTTGGCAGGTGGTCAAGAACAGTCGCGCCTTGATGATTTGGACGCACGCCGCGCTGGCTTTGAAAACTCCGCGCAGCAGCAGCAATATGAACAGCTATACGGGCGGGCGGCGTTCAGCAACGCGGGCCAGCAGCAGCAGTTTGGGCAGAACCGCGACAGCGCGGCATTGTCATTGCAGGCACAGATTGCCAACAGTAACCAAGCGGCACAACAGGCGCAAATCAACAACAGCGCCTTAAATTCAGCGTTTGGTCAAGACTTGGCATCTGCTAACTTCGGAAACAGCGCCATCGGCATGAATAATGCCCTAGAGTTCCAGACGGCTAACTTTGGCAACAACCTGCAAGACCGAAATTTCCAGAACGATTTTGCAATGCAGGGTCGGATGGATCAGGACCGCTCACAGGCTCTGCAAGAAACGCTTATGATGCGCAACCAGCCGATTAACGAGATTGGGGCGCTTCTGGGGACAGGGCAGGTGCAAATGCCCAATTTCGTGAACACCAGCAGCCCGCAAATCCCGACCGTTGACCGCGCGGGGCTTGAACAAAGCGCATATCAGCAGGAGCTTGCCGCGTGGCAGCAAAAGCAAGGTATGCTTGGCGGCTTGCTTGGCACGGCTGGCAATCTGGGCGCGGCGGCGATTACCGCGTCAGACAGGCGGCTCAAGGAAGATATCAGGGAAGCCGGCAAGGTTGGCCAGCTTCCAGTCTACACCTACCGCTACAAGGGCCACAAGCGCCTGAATATCGGCTTTATGGCTGATGA